CGTTGATCAAAAGTTTATGATGATCGCGTCGATCTTTTCGTTCATTTTGGCGTACGGTATGGGTCGCATCAACACAAAGTCGCAGGATACGATAAAGGCCTACGGTAAAGACACAAAGAAAACACTGCAAGGTAGTGCATTATTTGTGACCACGTTTACTCTCGGTGCCTTGATTACCTACTATTCGGGTATTCATGGGACACTGTACACACAAATGGGTTGGGAATCTGCGAATAACACAATTCCTATGGCATCGGCTACGAATGTATCGATGTATTAATTCTTCACGACATATGTCTTTGTCACGTAGAATATGATGGCCGCGACGAGACCAGTCGACGCCAAACCAATCGCGCTCCGAGAGCCATTCTCACTCAGAAACTTGGGCACCGAACTCGCAAGCTTCTCCTGGACCGGCCGACTCACCGCGGCGGCAGCGCACACACCGGCAATCAACGCAAACATTTGATCGTCGGTCAAATTCATGATATTTTTACTCTTTGGTTCAACCTTTTCACCCGTGTGTTGCGGCTGCTGCTGCATTTGAGGGGCGGTTGCGAGCATGCTCTGCATGCGCGGTTCCGCACTCATCATCGGCGGTGCCATCATGTCTGGCATGTGTTCGGGCATGGCACTCGCACCACCCATGAGTTCGGAAATCGGGGTAGAATCCATAGTCGTTGTATCTTTATTTTGACTCATATTTTTTTCGACACCGTTTTGTTGCACAAATGTAGTCGATGGATTGTCGAGAGAAACCATCCCATCACCACTATCGTTTAAATTCATGGTTCGTATGTCGGACATTTATATACCCTGAGTTTTTTGAAACATGTGAGTGACGCATTTATTATTTTCGCTTGATTACCCTGAGCGCTGTCTTTTTTGTAGCCTTCTTTGCGTCATCCTCCCTCTGTTCGAGGTATTTGGGATTGTATAGTTTTTTATGGGCCTGCCATAAACTTGGACCACCAACTCTAAAATTCTTACGAACTGTCGCCTTGTACCAAAAGACACAATCCTGAATTTTGTTTGATTTTACGGTATTATCTAAGACGAGACACTCATAGTTTTCTGTACACACATCCATCACTTTACAAAACATATCAAATGAAGGAAAAATACCAAAGAAAGACTTGTACAGTTTTTCTCTATTCTGTATGATGTTTTCCCTGAGTATAAATACATAATCTACATTCGCGCGAAGTGCTGGTGGTAAATCCATGACATATTGCATCGTCAACATGAAGAAGATCTTCCAGTGACGCCCGTTCATAAAACATTGACGAATGCACGTATCCTTGAGAAACTTGGAATCGTACATGCAATCATCAAGAAGCATAAAAGCACCACAATTGTCTTTACCCGCACCAACGAGTTTACGCTGTCTCGCCATGACGCGTTCTATTGCATCTCGATCGTAGTCACCATAAATGAATAAATCTGGGATAAAATCTGAATAAAAATGATTTCCTTCCTCTGTACCAGAAAGAACTATACCCGCTGGTAAATGTTTTTTGTGATACATGATATCCTTAACCAGGGTTGACTTCCCTGTGTTACGCTTACCAATGAATACACATACCCGATCATCACTAATCGTCTCGGGTCTGAACTTCTTCAATTGAAGATTCATTCTACTGTAGTGGATCGTTTTATTTCGCAAAATTTTACTCACATACAGTAGATATGTCTGGACGTGTGAGACTCGCTGTCACCGGAATCCAAGACCAGTGGCTCACAGGTGATCCACAATTTTCGTATTTCTTAACGCTCTTCAGACGACATAGTAAGTTTGCACTCGAACAGATTGAAAGTCCTTTTGATGGTACTATTGATTTCGGTGAGATTGTGGAGTGTCGAGTCCCAAAGAATAAGGGCGACCTGATTAAGAATATTTCACTGAAAATAACGCTCAGTGATCCAACCCCAGATGAAAGTAATTTGATTAACAATCTCGTGTACGTTCCTTCTGTGTGCACTGAACTCATTGAATACGCCGAACTTCTTATCGGTGGTCAGACCATCGAGCGTATCACAGGGGAATACATCTTTATCAACCAACAACTTTACAATAACGACGATGACGTCGCACAGTCGCTTTATTTTTTGAATAGTCACGGTAACTATCTCGGTTATCGCGGAGACTATACATTCTTTATAGACTTACCATTCTTCTTTTACAGATACCCAAACCTATCTATTCCCATCTGCGCACTCACGAAACAACTCGTTGAAATTCGTGTAAAACTTAGACCGTTGAATAAGATTGTGCGCGACACAAAGAATAACATAGTACCATCGAACGTGACGGCGTCTATTAAAAATATATCAATGGATACCGAATTTGTATTCATAGGTGACGATGAAAAGAACTATTTAATGACCAGACCTCTTGAATATGTGATCACCCAATTACAAATGTCGCAATTTACGATGCCGTACGGTATGAATACAAAGTCTGTGATGCTCAAATTCCAACACCCGGTCAAAGAGATGTATTTCATCGCCCAGAACGATTATTATACGAGCAATAATCTCCCATTGAACTTTGAAAAGATTGATAACGTTGAACTTAAATTCAACGACAATCAGGTGTTTAACGCGGATCACAAATTTATCACGTACCAACAGTCGTTAATACATCACACGAATTCACCCACAGTGCTCGGGGTTACCAGTGTAAATCCTATATTTGGTGTGTACTCTTTCTCTGAAAAACCTGAAGCTGAATATCCCACTGGTCAGGTTAATATGAGCCGTATTTATCATAAACTATTTACAATCAAACTCGATTCAACGACGAACGGTACAAACACTATCCGTGTATACGCAAAAAATTACAATGTGTTACGCATACAGAGTGGATTAGCTGGTTTAAAATTTTAACCCTTTATAGTAGTAATGGCTGGTAGACTTCAGCTCGAGACAACCGGTCCACAGGACAGGTTTTTTACGGTTGAACCACAGTTTACATATTTTACAAAGCGGTTCTCCAGACATACAAATTTTGCAAAGACGTATACGAAGCATGATTTTGACGGCGTTCCCGAATTTGGTACTACTTTACGTAGTAGAATACCGATCAATATCGGTGATCTCTTAAAAACTGTAAGTTTCGAGATTGAACTCGATGCCATACCTAACGCCTCGAGCAGTGGTATAGGGTACGTCGAATCAATCGCGCACGCGATGATTGAACACGTCGATCTCATCATCGGTGGAAGTGTCACTCAACGCATACCGAGTGATTACTTACAAATATACTCCGAACACAACTACACACAAACAAATCAAACGGCGTTGTCAAAACTTATCGGTAAATATCCCAATCGACAATCTTCTGTCAGGGTGGCAGATGCATCGATCATAGGCCATCTCGGGACGGCGACGACGAGTGAAAAGTATTTCGTGGACGTACCATTTTACTTTTACAGAAACCCAGAACTCGCCATACCTCTGTGTGCGATCGATAAACAGGAAATTGAAATAGAAGTAAAGTTTAGAAATATAGAAGATGTACTCGTAGATAATACCATTATTTCGGTAAATAACGTAACATCATATTCATCGCACACGGCGGCGGGTATTGGTTACGAAGTCGATAATTACCTTCAAGTCGGTGTGGACATCGACGGTGAAGCCGTCGGGGATGAGTCGGGGTTTTCCGTTTCCATGTCGCGCGATGGCTCTATCATAGCGATAGGCGCTCCCAATAACGATGCGGTGCCGAACGATTCAGGTCACGTTCGTGTCTATCGGCTCGTAAATCAGACGTGGACACAAATGGGTGCCGACATAGACGGTACAATCGCACAAGACTTCTTTGGACAGGCGGTTTCGCTTTCGGCGAACGGAATGATACTCGCCGTCGGTGCTCCCGACCATAACTATAACTCCATATCAAACAACGGCCAAGTGAAAATTTTCAGGTGGAATGGAACCACGTGGGGAAGTGGTGAATTGATTAATCCAACGATACATCAAACAACGCAAAACCTAAATTTTGGTGCTGCACTACAACTCTCGGATGATGGAAATACGATCGTGATAGGGGGGCGTGGTTATGCGACGTCGCAGGGTGTTTTTTACGTGTACAAATACGAGGAAGGTGCTTGGAATCATAAACACAGTGAATTTGGACAGGCGACGGGTGACGCACTCGGTTATAGTGTTTCTATTTCCGGAGATGGTCTACGTGTCGCGGGTGGTGCAAATAACCCCGACGGTACGAG